CGCGGGCCGATGGTCGCCGTGTACTCGGGTCTGCGCTTCAAGGCTGGTTACTACAGCTTCGAGGTGTACCCGTTCAGCGACATTCTCACGCACCGCAACAAGATCCTCGCGGAGAAGGGTATCCGCGTGGAGACGGATGGCGACGGCAAGGAGCGCTACCTGCGCAACGGCAACCGCGGCGAGTACGAAATGAACGACCAGCAGATTCTGCGACAGCCGTGGCTGGCGTACCCGATCCCGATGATCAAGAAGACGCCGATCCGCTGGAGCGCGAAGTACTGGCCGCTCTCGCCCGACTTCCAGCGCGCCGCCGACCTCGCGTCGCTCGAGGAGGCGAACGTGTCGCAGCAGCTCGCCGACATCGCCCGCACGACGCTGCCGTCGGTGATCGCGGGTCAGCTCGAGGCCAACGCGCCGAGCGACGGCACTGGCAAGCTGGCAAGCTCGCAGAACCTCTCGCTCGCCAAGACGAAGGGACTCGCCGCCAAGATGGCAGCAGAAGCCGCTGCGCGGGACGGCAAGCCCCCGCAGGGCGGCGACGGCGACGGTGCGGCCAAGGAGCAGGGCGAGGGCGACAGCGGCCAGCAGACGGGCGCTGAGGGCAACATGAGCGAAGAGGAGAAGGCCGAGGCTCTGCGCTTGGAAGCGGAGGAGGCGGAACGCGAGGAGGCGGAGCGCAAGAAGCAGCTCGGCATCAACGACTAGCCAATGGCCGCGAACCGAAAACGGCTGTACGCCAAGTTCGAGCGGTCGACGTGGCGCAACCCGACGTTCCGCTACGTGCTGACGGACGACGCGCGGTGGATGTGGGTGCACCTGCTCACGACCCCGCGCGCGTCCAAGTGCCCCGGCTTGATCGAGGCGTCGGCCTTGAACCTGATGGAAGACCTCGGATGGGATCGGCGGGGAGTCGCTGACGACGCGCCCGAGCACGAGCGCATCGCGCAAGGCGTACAGCGCACGAACGAGGCGCTCGACGAACTCGCGTCGACCATTCGAGACGACGGCGTACCCTGGATCATCGTATCGGCAGAGCACCGGATCATCGTGGTGCCGCGCGCCGTCGCGCACGACCTACCAGCGAACCCGAACATCGTCGACCACTGGCTGCGCGCGCTCGCGGAGTTTCCAGACACGGAGATCAAGAGGGCGTGGGTCAAGGCGGCTTTCTCAACACTACGCACCGCGTTCGGCAACGACGATGGACGAGTCGTCAAGCTCCGCAGCTTGCACTACTCGCTCGCACGCCGACTCGGTGCTACCGGGCCAGACGAAGGCGAACGATCGGATGACGTTTCGGGATCGATCGAGGGACGTTCGAAGGACGTTTCGACCACGATTGCAAGTCGCAATGGTGACTCGCATCCCGACGACGCCGACACCGAAGGCACAACGTCTGACCGGCAAGGCACCGAAAACACAAGGGAACATGAAACCGTTTCGCCCGACGAGTCGGAACCGTCCGCGCCGGAAGGCGACAACGGTTCGCGCACCATTAACATTAGCAATAGCATTAGCAGTAAGAAAGCAAGGGCAGCATCCGCTGCGCGGAAGCAGCCCCGCCAGCGTCAGCGGGTCATAGACGAAACGGTCAAACCGACAAACCCGCCGACCGAGTTCACTGACAGGCAAGTCGCGTTCTACCGCGCACTGCAAGAAGCCGAGTACTACGTCAGAGGCAAAGGGATCATGACTGCATTCGAGGCAGTCCCCGATCCCGTACGCCTAGCGCGCAACCTCGGTGACGCTGACACGTTCCCGCTCATCGATGCAGGACTCGTCAAGCGCCTCGGTGCATGGACTCTCGAGAACCGCAGTCGCGCGAAGGTCGACATAGCGAAGTTCATTCTCAACCGCGCACGCTACAGTCAAGAGCGCGGGCACCCCCGACGGGATTCGGCGCAGCAGGATCGACCGTACCAACACGGCGGAGACCTCGCCGCCAAGGTCAACGCTACGAGGAAGAAATGATCGACCGGATACCACCATACGACCAAGAGGCAGAGCGTGCCGTGCTCGGATCGATACTACTGAACAACACCGCGCTGGCGCACGCGATGCCGATCTGTCAGCCCGAACATTTCTACGTCGAGAGCCTTCGCCTGCTCTATCAGTCGATGATCGACCTCGCGGAGACAGGCGCAGCGATCGACGCCGTCACGCTCGGAAACCACTTGAAGACGAACGGCAACCTCGAGCGCGCTGGTGGCGTCACCGTCATGGGCGAACTCACCGACTCGGTGGCGACGGTAGCAAACGTCGAACACTACGCGAAGATCGTCAGGCAGCTGCACGCCGTGCGCACCATGATCTACGCGACGATGCAAGCGACCGCTCGAGGCTTCACCGTCAGCACGGACAACATCGACGAGTACCTCGCAGAGACGCGGCAAGCAGTCACGCTCGCAGCATCGCAGCTCACGCTCGGCAACGGCCCGCAGCAGATCGACGACACGCTGCTGCACCTGTACGACGAGCTAGAGAGAGGAGCGCTGCAGCCGGGAATCATCAAGACAGGAATCCCGATCATCGACGAGACAACAGGCGGACTGTGGCCCGGCTTGCTTCACATTGTCGCAGCGAGGCCCGCGATGGGGAAGACGGCGTTCATGCTCAACATAGCGACGAACGCAGCGCTCGCGGGCAACCGCGTGTTGTTCGTCTCGCTCGAGGACGTCAAGGAGTATCTCGTCGCTCGCATGGTCGCTCGCTTCGCCGACATCGATCTGAACGACATCATGCTGCGACGACCACAGGGAGCGGATGCGTGGAAGCGGCTCGTCGACGCAGGCAACAAGATCGGCGGACACAAGCCGCTGTGGTTCGAAGACAGCGGCGGGTTGACCTCCGCAGCGATTCACCAGATTGCGGCGGCGCACAAGCAGACGAACGGACTCGACTTGATCGTCGCCGACCACCTTGGAGAGGTCGCCGACACCGGAGAGAACGACACGTCGATCGCTACCAACGCGGCGCGCACGTTCCGCAACATCGCCAAGGAGTTGAACGTGCCTGTCGTCCTCGGTTGCCAGCTCAACCGCAACGTCGAGAACCGCTCGGACAAGCGACCGATGATGTCAGACCTCAGACAGTCGGGAGCGATCGAGGCAGTCGCACGCGTCGTGTGGTTCCTTTACCGTCCCGGCTACTACGAACCGGACGGCGACGAGCGACACGACCTGCAGCTAATCGTCGGCAAGGCGAACCACGGCAAGACCGGCATGCTCAGGCTGTGGATCGAACTGAGCCGCATGTGGGTGCGGCAATGGGAATACGAGGACGGACCGTTCCCAGGATTCGACCGACCGCCCCAAGAAGCACGCGATGAGGTCCAGACTCGGAAGAAGGGAAAATCGCAGCGCAGTTTCTTTGGCGGCGCGGACGCGCACGACCAGTGGGACAAAGGAGGAATAGATGACTACTGAGGAAAAGGGCAAGCGCGCGGCCCCGAAGCGCAGCAAGGTGAACAGCAAGAAGGCCAACGGGCCAAAGGCCGACGGGCCGGTGCATGCGGTCAGCGAGACAGCGATCGTCGTGTGCCAGTGCGGGTGTACGTCGTTCAACATCGACAAGCAGACGAAGACGTCGGTGACGCTCGCCTGTACCAAGTGCGGCGACAAGACCAGCGTCAAGGGACCGGTCGCGCTCGCACAGGTCGACGACAACGAGGTGAAGGCGGCGATCGAGAGGTCGGTGGTGCGACCCGATCCCGACTACGACCCGAGCGCGGGCAAGGAGAAGAAGCCGACGCTGTCCGAGCAAGGCTACACGATGCTGCGCTTTCGCGTCGGACTCGAAGCCAAGGAGAACACGATCGACCGCGCGCTAGAGTGCATCCGTGTCCGCAACTGCAACGACGCGGAGTTCAAGGACCAGACGTGGCAAGGCCACGCGCTCGAGTACCTCTGCGCAGAGCACCTCTCGGGAGAAGACCCGCAGGTGATCGCCATCGTCGACGAGATGCACGAGGAGGCGGACGCGGCGGCGAAGGAGGCGGAAGAGGCTGGCAAGAAGAAGTCGGCGGTCACGCGCAAGGTGCGCGAGACGCGGCAACGCGTCATGGAACGCGGCGCAGCGCAGATCGGGATCATCGAGAAGAAGGAAGCACCTAGCGCCAAGCCGAAGCAGCAAGAGCTGCCGCCCGCCAACGAGATCGACCCCGATACAATTCCCGACGACGGCAAGCTCGAGGAGTCGGTGAAGAAGACGCTAATCGAGTTCGCCGAAGAGTACCGCGAGGACACCGGCGATACGATCGGACTGCTCATCGGCAAGTCGCCAGCGGAAACCATGAAGAAGGCGGAGCGCGACGGCGGCTTCGCAATCCTCGTCGTCGGCGACGACAACACGAGGACGCGGGCGAACAAGGTGCCGAGCATCTGCTTCTGGATCGAGAAGGAGCCAGCCGACCGCGCGCTCGAGCTGTCCCTCGAATACGAGGACGCGTTCGATGTTCCAGTCGGACTCGACGTGATAGAGATCGTCCCGGCGGACTTCGACAACATGGACCCGAACGAGAAGTGGGAGATGCCCACGTTCTGCCAGAGCCGTCGCGGTCTGGAGTAGCGGCACTAGGCACCAAGGAGGAACGACATGAACGACCAGCAACCGATCGCGCAGACCATTCTCGCAAACACCGTCGACACGCTGCACGTGTTGAACAAGATGCTGACCAAGGCCGAGGACGCCAACGCAGTCGACGACGCCGTCAAGCTCGCGAGGGCGATCGCGGCGATCAAGCGGGACGCGTACGCGGTGCAGGCGAGCGCCGAAGCGAGCGGGCGCATGGCGATGGCCGCGATGCTCGGAGGAGCACAGCCCGGTGGCGCGCCAGGCACGCAAGGCCCGCCCGCAGCGCTCGAGCGGCTTCGCAGCATCGGTGACAAGCTCAAGGGCGCGGGCGTCGGAATGCCCGTCAACGGCGACGACGACAGCCCGAAGCAGGCCGAGGCGGAGGACAAGACCGGCAACGAAAACAACAGCGACAACGAGCGCTAGAGCATCGACGTGTGGTAAGATTGCCACGCTCTACAGGAGGAAGGATGATTATGCGACCGAGCATCAGCTTGACAGGCGAGCCTCTCGACATCGACGACTCGATAGTCGTCTGCGGTGACCTCATCGACATCGGCGCTCGCGTGTTCAAGTGGAACGAGCCGGAAGGCTTCAACGGCTACACGAAGAAGCGCGTCGTCGTCGAGGAGGAGAACAGGAGAACGGGCCGCATCAAGCGCAAGGTGATCAGCGGCCCGCGCTACGACAAGCGGCCTTGCGGCATCGACGACGTGATGCAGTTCTTCGTCCACCACAGCGGCGGCGACGGGCGCAACCCGAGCGGCATGTACGAGACGCTTTACAACACGCGCAAGCTGTCGGTGCACTTCGCAGTCGAAGACGACGGTCGGATCTATCAGTTCAACGACGTCGTCGAGCGGTGCTGGCACGCTGGAGGCCACAACAGGATCGCCGTCGGCGTCGAGTGCTGCCTGTATCCCGACGCCGCCAAGCGTCCGAACTACTACAGCGCGGCCAACCGCAAGCGCACCGGCAACCTCCCGCACAAGAAGGCCGTCGACGTGATCCACGGTCGCAAGCGCAAGGTGTTCTGCTTCACCGAGCCGCAGGTCGACGCGCTCGCTCGCCTCGCAGCCGGAACATGGATCGCCGTCGAGATCGCACAAGGCATCGAAGCGAGCGACATCGTCGCGCCGCGCTTCCCGCGTGACGCGAACGGAGCCATCCCGCGCACCGTAGTGCAGAAGGCCAAGCAGCACGTCGGATTGATCGGACACCTTCAATGCACGCCGAAGAAGTGGGACCCCGCAGGATTTCCTTGGGAGAAATTCGAAGCACTCGTCGCGCACTACATCAAGCAGTTCCTGCGCGTCGGTGCGAGCTACGGGGGGTGAACAGGAGGAACGGATGAAACCGATAACACCGCTTTTGCTTTTGCTGTTCGTGCTTTCGACTTGTGGCATCGCCGCAGTCTCGAGCGACGCGGGACACCGCGAACAACCGTGGATGAAAGAGGACGCAGCGACCGTCGCTGTCATCGACGAGCACTGCTGCTCGTGTGACGACTGCGAGCAGAACGGGTGCGACAACCTCGTCGAGTTCGGCGAGAAGTCGGAGGCGGAGATCAGCCCCGAGCAGATGGTCGCAGAGGTCGAGATGCTTTGGGAAATGTGGTTCGACGACGAGAACGCACCAGCGAACGACAAGCGTCGCCAGCGCTTCACCGAGTTCGCCGAGTACCTCGTCGACGCTGTGATCATGTACCAGAACGAGCAAACCGACATCGGCGGACAACTGCCAGGCGCGAAGAACGATCACCTCGTCGTCGCCTACATGGTGGCGAAGGAATCGTCGGTGACGTACGACGTCGTCGGCACGTCGCACGAGGAGCGCGGCTTGATGCAGCTACATGGCGTCGCGCTCGCTGGCTACTCACCGGACAAGGTGCAGAACAACCCGCGACTCGGGCTGCTGCTAGGCGTCAGGTGGCTCGCGTCGTTCATTCCACAGTGTCAGCAAGACGGCGCGGGCGGGATCTTCGGAGACGAGTTCGCGTGGGAAGACTCGGACTGGATCGGACCGCTGTCGGTCTACGCAGGAGGGCCGAGGGGATTTCGGAAAGACGGGAGATGCGCAGAGTTCAGGACGATGCGCGATCGGATCAACGCCGTGCGGATGTACCGCACGCGCATCGACCACAAGATGTCGGGGAGCGACTACGAGTGATCGAGGACACCGACAACTTGGAAGAGGTGCTTGTGCACCTCATCAAGAACGCGGACCCGGAAGGCCACCGCCACCCGCGGCTGGTGAAGCTGCTCGACCAAGTCAGGCGCAACGTGTTTCTCGGCCCAAAGTCGCGCGCGTTCATTCGCAAGTGCGTCGCCATTCTCGACAACGTCGAATGTCGCGGCGTCACCAAGACAGGACGCTGCACGCTCATCAAGGGCAAGCGGCGCTGCGACAACCGAGAGCGGTACGACAGGTGTCTGCACTACATACCGGTGAGGCCGGTCAACAGAGGAAACCCGATCAAACTCGGAGGGTGAAATGGACAAAGCAGCGAAGGCCGTCGTCGGAGTATTCGTCGGCGAGCAGAAGAGGCACGAGGGGCGCGTCGTTCGTAGCGAAGCGAAGCTCGTCGAAAAACTCGAGACAGGCGGCACCGTCGGCGAGCTTCTCAACGACCCGCACTGGAAGACGCGGCTGGCCGAGCGGTGCGCTCAATTCGGCACTGTGCTCGCCGTCGCCGTCATGCGGCACGAGAAGCAGGGGTGCAACGTCGCAGTGAACGTCGCGCCGACTCAGGAGCGGCCGCTCGAGCGAAGGGCGAAGAAGCCCGTCACGCGAGGCGGTGTTCCCATCGGCGACCCGGTCACCGGCAAGCGCACGATGGCGGGCCGTAGGCGCAAGGCGGCGAAGAGGCAGGGATGATCAGCGACGTCAAGCTGCGACGCTGGTGCGAGATGATCTCCGCCGCCGACTCGAAGTTCGGCTTTCAGCTCGGGATCGAACACGGCACCAAGTGGGAAGCCGAGCCGCCGTATCCCGATCTCGAGGTCGCGTCGGCCAAGGAGACGCACGTGCGCCGCCTTGTCTTGCAAGAGCTGGTCGTCTCGGCATCCGTGCCGGAAGACGACGACGCCGCAGACCTAGTCGTCACGCGCCTCGTCGCAGAACTCGAAGACGGGCGCGAAGTCGAACTGAACAGGCACGCGCAAGCAGCGGGCGAGGACGTAGAGACAGAGATACCGATGGACGTCTGCTGCGCATGTGGCGAGCGCATCTGCGACCCGAGCATTCGCGAGATGTACGAGGGCAAGCCGTACCACAAGAGGTGCATGTCTTGACTCTCGTCGACGCGGTGCTGGCGTTCATGCTCGGCGGGGCGATCCTCGTCGGCGCGATCGCAGTCGTCGTGTCGTTCGCAGACATGATCAGGGGAGCGAGAAGAAGCGGGTTGCAGGTTCCAGAGGGGAAGCATCGATGCAGAGAGCGGAGAAAGTCGCTATCCGCTACCAGCGAACGGGAACGCTCGTCGCGTCGGTAGCGATAGCCGTAGTCGGCGACCGCGAGCACCTCGTCGTCGTCACCTCGCCGTGGGCGGGTGCAGGCAGTGCTGTCGGCTATTGGCCGAGCGGATTCGTTGCTGGCGACATCGCCGCGCACGACGAGCGCAACTACTTCTGCGCGAAGTTCGGATTCAATCCAGCCGTGCTGTCACGCAAGGCGTTCGCGTACATCAACAAGCTGTACCTCGCAGCACTCGAGGAGGTGACCCGTGTCGGGCAAGGATGAACTGATAACACGCGCGCAAGCGATAGCAGACGCCACGGGCGACAACCAGACTCGGATCGGCTTCGGTGCGCCAGGGAACCACTTGAAGAACGTCATCAACGAGATCCATCCGACGGGGAAGGCGTGGGACGAGTCCGTGCGCCTTGGGCCGTGGCCGCTCGCGATGGCGGCGATCGGCATGTACCTCGACGAGATGCGCGTCGGCCCGAAGGTGCGGGTCGAGGTCGACAACGATCACTTGGTGCAGCTACCCGAAGACATAATCGCGGTGACGGCGATACCGGTCGGCGGGATCTTGATCACGCTGCTCGGCGGCTACTCGTACGGAGAGGGGCGCGAGGTGATCGTGAAGGACGAAAACGGAAACGCCTCTGTCGCGAACCCGCTCGTCGTCAACGTGCAGGGCGGCGGCATGATCGACATGGCCGCAGTCGTCACGCTCACGACGCCGTTCGCGTATCTCCGCGTCTACTCGCAGGGCTTTTGGTATTCGATATGTGGATGAAGAAAACAAAACCGGCTCGCTGCAAGGAGTTCATGCGCTTTGCTCACTCGACGAAGCCAGCGCCATGTTGCATTTGTCGCGAGCGACCTTTCGTTCAGCTTCACCATTTTGGCAACGGTGGAGGCGTCGGCATGAAGCCGAGCGACTATCAGGTCGCCAGGGTCTGCAAGACGTGCGCGGACGCCTACGAGGTCAAGCACAAGGCGCTCGTCAGAGACGGGCGCTTCGAGGTGCTGGCCGCTTTTCAGCAGGACGCGCTCGAGCTGCATGAGGCGTGGCTCGCCTCGCTCGAGCAGACGAAGCCGAAGGCGCGGTGCGCCGCATGTCGCTACAACACGAGCGACGGGTGCGCCGCAGACTTCGAGCACATTGAACCGGACGAGGACTGTGCGCTCGACGAGCTCGTCGAACAGCTCGCTGGCGGGATGCTGGACGACCCCGTCGAGGCACGCGCGTGGCTGGTGGCATGGGCAAACCGCAGAGCCGCCAACGTCGTGCGGTTCCTCGTCGAGCCGATGATCGAGATCGCGAACTACGAACCCGACGCGGAGGGTGGCTGGCGAGCAGCGTACCGCTCGATGCGCTTCGTCGCAGCGCAGGCACTCAAGACGGCAGGCATCAAGGTGAACGAATGAGGCAGCACTCCAAAGCGATCGAGTGGTGTACGCACACCGAGAACCCGTTTGCCGGGTGCTGGCACGGGTGCAGCTACTGCTACGCGCAGCGCTTCGCCAATCGGCTCGCTGGCATCGAGAAGACGATGCAGGCGGCGCTACGCAGAACAGGGATACATTGTTTTGCGCCGGTGGTGTCGCCGTACCTGTTCGAGAAGCTCGACGGCGAACTCGCTCGAGCGCGCAAGCCGCGGCGCATCTTCGTCGGGTCGATGGGCGACATCGGAGGCCGCGCAGCCTACCACGTCGCGAGCTGGAAGGACGGGCGATTCTGGATCGAGGAGCGGGTGCTGTTGGCGCGGTGGGTGAAGGAGAGCTTGATCTCGCTCGCCATCGAGCATCCGCGGCACACGTTCTTGTTGCTCACCAAGCGGCCGGAGAACCTGCGCGACGACATCTGGACTGGCAACATGCACGTCGGCGTTTCGGTCGCAACCTCGGGAGGTCTACACCGCGCGCGCATCGACAGGCTGCGCGACATCGACACAGCAGGACTGAGGTGGGTTAGCGTCGAGCCGTTACTCGACAACGACTTCGACCCCGAGGCGCTTCGCGGTGCCGAGTGGGTGGTCGTCGGAGCACAGAGCGGGCCGGGTGCGCCACCGACGATCGAGTTCGTGGAGTCAGCGAGGCGCATCGTTCACTGGTGCCGCGTGCTCGGCGTGCCTTGCTTTGTCAAGGAGAACATGAGGCGGGCCGCGACCAGCCTCGATTGGCCGATGCAAATACCGGAGGTGAAGCCATGACCGGAAAACAACGAATCACGCTGGCGACGAAGTTCGAGAAGCCCTGGCACCAGAGCAAGAAGTACCTCGCGTTCCTGCTCATGGAGCTGTTGCTGTCGGCGCTCGCCGTCGTCGCGCTGTTCACGCAGCGCCCGCTCGACTGGCCGCTCGCGGCGTTCATGCTCGGAGTAGTCGTGACGATGGGCTGCATCGCTCTCGTCTTCAACGGCTATCAGGCCAAGCTCGACATGTACGTTCGAGGCATGGCGCTGACCGGGCAAGCGCCGAGGTCGCTGTTCGAGAAGTTCTTCGGCACCGAGGACGAGGACAGCGACGACGAGCCGCCAGACGACGGAGAAGCATGATGTGGTGGATCATCGACCCCAAGTGGGAGAAGGCGATCAAGATCGCGAAGGCGGTCGCGCTGTTTCTATTCGTCGCAGTCGTCGCAGCCGCAGCCGTAGTGCTGATGCGGTCTTGCGAGCCGCAGACGGACGACGGTGTCGACATCGCCATCGACCACGACACAGCACGCATCGAGGCGGAGCTGGCGGCAGCGAAGGAGCGGGCCGACGCGCTCGAAAAAGAACTCGGCATCTTGCAGGCAGACGTCGAGGTCATCAAGGGCGAGATCGCAGACAGCGTCCGCCAACGAGAGGAGCTACACGATGCGCTGGATGAAGCTCGTAGCATCGATGATATTGATCGCATACTCCGTCGCGGCATCGGCAGGTGACCCGAAGCCGAAGCTGCGACACGAGATGCCGCCGGGATTCTCGCTGACCAAGCGCGTCGCACGAACTCTCGACTTCGACGAGGTCGAGGCGTACAAGTGCTTCACGCCGAGCGAGTACGACATCGTGGCTCGCATCGTCATCGACTATCGGTGGTTTTGGGATTACGCGATCAGGATGGAGCAGCTACAGCAGAACCACGAGCAGCAGATCCACAACCTCGAGTTGCAGCTTCAACTTTGGAAGGACACGACGCAGCGGGTCGACGAGAGTCGGCTACTCGCCGTCAAGCTCTTGAAGGAGGAGCGGTCGACAAAGCTCGAGATACGGAGCGGCACAAAGCTCGCGCTGTGGCTCACAGGCGGCGCAGCGATCCTCGCAGCAATAGTGGCTGCGGGATTCGGCGGCGCGTACGCGGTGGAGAAGCAATGAGCAAGCGCAAGTGGGAAATGGTCGAGGGGTTGATCAAGGCCGAGAGCGTTCACACGGTCAACACCAAGATCACGATCTACGACGGGAGCCACGAGCACGACCTGTACGTCAAGCTCGGGTGGGCCGACGGTCGGTGGGTATGGATCGACATAACCGTGTCGCGCTACACCGCCAAGGACCGCGAGCCAGAGGACGCGAAGCTCGTCGACCTTCGGCGCAAGATGCTCGAGGTGCATCGGCGGCTGCTCGAGGTCGTTTGCGTTCACGCATCCGAGCTGATGCAGTCGGACGAAAGAACCATCGACGAGATCGTCGACCACTGGCGCGGCACTCAGTTCGAGCCAGCAGGAACGTGCGAGTCGATCCGCACCGACGAAAACCAGGGGCGCGTGACCTCGCCGCTCGACGCAGCGGCGAAGCTGATAGCTCGCAAGCGCGGCGGCTGGGAGCGCAAGCTGCGAGCACTCTGAGGGCAACATGGACGAAGACGTCATCGAAAGGATCATCGAGGAGCTGCGCGAGCAGTACGAAGAAGACTCCGAGGTGTTCACTCAGTGGGAGCAAGAATTTATCGAGAGCATCGACGAGCGGAATTGCTGGGATCATCTTTCGCCGTCGCAACTCGACAAGCTGTTCCAAATCTACGAGGAGCGGATGTGACCGACCTCCCGACGATCATCGTTCACCCGAGCACGCTGCTCGACGTCTTGCTCGAACGGGTGGAGCGAACGCCCGGCGACCTCGCCGCGTGGCTCGTGGCGAACGAGCAGAGGGAGACGTCACGGAAGGCGGTCGTCGCCAGCGACGGGATGAGGATCGCAATCATCAAAACGATCCCTGGCACGTACTCGTGGCAGCTCGAAGCGATGCACTGCACGCATCAAGCGCACGGCACGCACCGCCGCTACGACAAGCTGTACTCTCGACTGCGCTCGCTCGTCGACTTGGAAGCGCCCCGATGCACTGAGTGCGACGGCTCGGGTTGGATACCGGCCGACACGGATCGCGGACGAACGCTGCTCATGCTCGCGCAGAATTTCAGGGTGTACCGCGGCGTTCGCATGGCCGACAATGGGTACGAGGTTGAGTCGCTCGACGCGTCCACGCTACGCGACCAAGTGACTATGTTCGTCGCTGCACAAGCGAAGAAGGAGGTAGCAGATGAAGAAGCGGGTTGAGGTCAGATGCAACACCGAGGGCGTCGTCATCGGTGCGCTCGAGCTGGAGCCGGGCAAGCACAAGATCACGGCGCAGACATTCGTCGACGCGTTCGTGTTCGACGACAAGCAGTACGATCCGAAGGGCAAGGTGGCGAAGAACCACCAGCTCGCGCGGTGCCCGCACTGTGACGGGTTCCTCGAGATCGTCGGCACCGAGATCGCCGGAGAGAGCATCGGCAGTTCGGGCAAACCGGCGAAGCGGATCTCTCGCGAGGAGGCAAGGGCCAACGCGCAGCGCGCGGCGCAGTCCATGACGACAGGTCCGCGTGGCCAGCCTTTGGCCGAGCCGGTGTCGCGGGCGATCGAGAACATTGGCACCGAGCCGACGATGCGGATCGTCCTCGCTCGCACGACCATCGAGATCGACTGATGGACTGCAACGACGTAAGAGCCGAACTCGAGCGCACCGAACGCGACCTCGCTCTCGCCCGCAAGGAGGCGGAGCAGCACGCGGCATCGGTGGAGGAGCTGACGCGATCGCTCAACGAGGCCAACGCGGAGAACCGCGACCTGCGTGAGCGCATCGGGCAGCTCGAGGAGCGGCACGCTGTCGCGCACGGCAACTGGCGCAAAGAACTCGACAAGGTGCGAGGGAGCTTCGACAACGGCGACGAATTCGTGCTCAACCTTCCCGGCGTGCTCAGTGTGCGCGCTTCCGGCGAGGCCGCACGAATCGTGCTCGAGCAGCTCACGAGGCCGATCAGCAAGTAGTTACTCGGCGCGTTGCGCCGTGCAAGCACAGATAGACCCAAGGAGGGACACACCGTGGAAACGAACCAAACCGACAGGAAAGATCCGCCAGCGAATAGCTACAACCTCGAAGGCCCCGAGGCCGACCTCGTCTGCTTTGCCTGTGGTGGAGTAGGCCCGTTCGAGATCGCAGCCGAGGCGGACGTCACCGTCAAGTCAGTCGACGACTGCGTGGCGCTCGTCACCGTGGGTGGCTTTCGGTGGCACGACGACACGATCTGCAAGTGCAGCACATGCGGACTCGTCGCACGCGTCGGACTGTTCCGCGCACCGACGAGCATGTGGATGTACTCCGCCGAGGACTCGACCGTCGTCGAGGTCGACGTCACCGACCGCGATACCATCAAGCACAGCGACGGCAAGACGATGGTGCTGGTGGCGCTCGACGATCCGATGTCCGCGGACACGAAGTCGAAGTTCGCAGTAGACCCTGTGGCCTTGCGCGCCAGCAGGATCGGCGCACTCGAGGACGCGCAGCAGCACCTCGCGATTTTGGAAACACTCGCCGGAGCGATGCTCGACGACGTCGGCTCGCGCCTCGGTGAGATCAACATGGCGCTCGACAGCGCCCGAACCACGTCGTCGGAAGACAACGACGCAACGACGGAGGGATGAGATGAACAAGGCAATTTTGATCGGACGACTCGGCAAAGACCCCGACCTGAGCTACACGCAGAGCGGGACGCCGCGCTGTCGCTTCTCGATAGCGACGTCGGAGAAGTTCACCGACAACCAGGGACAGAAGCAGGAACGCACCGAGTGGCACAACATCGTTGTGTGGGGCAAGCAGGGCGAGGTGTGTGCGAAGTACCTCGCGAAGGGTCGCATGGTCGGCATCGAGGGAAAGATTCAGACCCGCTCGTGGGACGACCAGCAGACCGGACAGAAGAAGTACATGACGGAGATCAACGGCGAGCGCGTTCACTTCTTGCCCAGCGGCCAGCAGCAGGGCAGCGGAAGCGGCTACGGCGGAGGCGGAGGCAGCGGCCACGGCGGAGGCGGCAGCGGCGACAGCGGGCAGCAGGACGGCGGTGGAGAGCCGCAGGGCGGCGCTGGCAGCGGAGGCGGGTACGACGGCCCCGACGACGACGACATTCCGTTCTAGGAGGTGGCCGATGAGAAATCGTGGAACATGGACGAACGCGAAGCTCGCGTACCTCGACGAGGTGAAGGACGTCCTCGACAACCTGCGAGGCTACTGGCCGCTGACGCTTCGACAGGTGTACTATCAGCTCGTCGCCGCGCTCGTCATCGAGAACAACCGAGGCCAATACCAGAAGCTGTCGCGTATTCTCTCGCAAGCGAGACTCGACGGACTCGTGCCGTGGCGCGCGATCGAGGATCGCGCACGCTCGACGCTCACGTCAGGCGGATGGCAGACGGCGGGATCGTTCGTCCGCTCCGAGGTCGATTCGTTTCTCGACGGCTACCGTCGCGACCTGACGCAAGGGCAATCGCACGCACTTGAACTGTGGGTGGAGAAGGACGCGCTCTCGCGGGTGTGCCACGACATCGCGTTCGAGTACTGCGTGCCCGTCGTCGTCGCCAAGGGTTTCAGCAGCGTGAGCTACGTACACCAAGCGGCCGAGCGCATCCGCCGCAACGAGCAGCAGGGCAAGCCGACGAAGATCCTCTACTTCGGCGACCTCGACCCGTCAGGGTGGGAGATGCTGCCGTCGATGATGCACACGCTGCAAGTCGAAATGGATCTCGAGGACGACGTCGAAGGAATCCGCTGCGCGCTCACTCCCGCGCAGGTCAAGCGCTACAGCTTGCCCCGCAGCCCCGACGCCATCAAGACGACCGACTCGCGCGCGAAGAAGTACGTCGCGCGCTTCGGCGCTCTCGCGGTTGAGCTCGACGCGCTCAAGCCGCAACTGCTGCAGCAGATCATCCGAACGGCGATCGAGGACAACCTCGACATGGACGCCTTTCGGGAGCAGGAACAGGAACAGGAACACGAGCGCGGACTGCTCGACGCGCTGCGCGAACGCACGACGGTCTACGTGCAGCAGGAGTGGGCAGAACTCGAAGACGAAGACGGAGAGGAGGACTGGTGATGAAGAAGCACCACGACAGGATCGCGAACGACAATTACGAAACGCCGACCGAGATCGCTTGGTGGGCTGTCAACCATTGTCTCGGTATCAGCGAGCGATACTGCGGCAAGCCGACGACGCGACTCGCCATGCTCGAGCCGGGATGCGGCGACGTCGCGCCGTTCGCGCGTTCGGCGGCATCGCTCGGCATCAACTCATTCGCCTGCGACCTGCGCGAGGTTCCGAGGCACAGCGACGTGACGGTCATTCCCGGCACCGACTTCGTGTGCATGCCGGAGCGGGCCGACCCGGTGATCTACGGCCAGAAGTACGACGTCATCGCCACGAACCCGCCGTTCGTAATCGGCGAGGAGTTTATCATCCGCTCGCTGGACCTGCTTGCGCCTCGTGGCGTCGCGGCGTTCCTGATGAAGATGTCGTTCCTCGCCTCGCAGGGGCGGGCGAAGTTCTTTCTCGAGCGCCCGCCCGCCGAGGTTCATATCTTGTCGAAGCGACCGAGCTTCGCGCACGGCAAGACGGACGCGCAAGAGTACGCGGTGATGTTCTGGAACGGCGAGGAGGTCGACGCCAAGATCCGGAAGAAGTACGGCCGCATCTCCCGGCTGTACTGGGAGATCAACGCCGAGTGGTCGAAGCCGGTATTCGGAGACACGGACGGTGAGCGCGTCGTCGTCAACAAGGAGTGAGCATGAGCAGACGCAAGACACAGAAGGAACGGGACGCCCGCAAGCTACGTGCGGCAGAGCGGCGCAAGGAGGAGGACAAGGAGGCGTACGACTTCTACAGGAAGTTTGGCGTTCACCCGAAGGCGGCATCGCCGCGCCGGATGGCGCAGGCGGAGCTGCAGCGCAAGCGCTTCCAACGTCGGCAGCGCGAAGCAGCCGCCACGCTCCGCAGCGTGCTCGACAAGGCGAAGCTGCTCGCCGTGGTGCCGGAGGAGTTCGAGTACTGCAACCTCGCTCCGACTACCAAGGAGGCCGTCGAAGCCTTCGCAGCAGAGATGAAGGCGCACCTCGCCAAGTACGAGGGAACGGAGACACCGAACAGCGTCGTCGACGACGAGGTGCGCGACTTCATGCAGAGCCGGATCGACGTGGGCGTACTCAAGGCCGCACCGACGCGGGCGGGATCGATCCCGAAGGCGCGGCTGTTCAAGTCAGGCAAGCTCGTCATACTGCGGCGCGGCGAACCCGACTACGACTACATGGTCGAGCAGCTCGGCGAGGGATGAGCGACGACTCCACGCTCAAGCACCGCGCGCACGTCAGCGAGGTGCGCGTTCAGCTTCCCGAGCAGGTAGTCAGCGACGTCGACGAGGGACGACTCACGAAAGAGATGCTCGAGGAGGCGGTGTGGCAGATGGCGCAGTCGGTTGCGCCGCCGCAGCACTTCAACGCGCGGTGCTCGACGATTCCCGTCATGCCGCAGCCGGAGCCATCGGAAGAAAGGCAGGCACGAATGACCAAGTACCTCGACAGGCAGCTGCGGCGCAATCGTCTGTTGAAGGTCGTGTGGGACGCCGTCAACGAGTTGCTCGTCGACAATCTGGTCGAGGGCGACATGCACGGCACAGGCCACAGCTCGCAGCGGCAGGGACTCGACATCAAGCTGCGGTGGGAGACGCCGAACGAGATCGTTCACCCGAGCGCGTACAGCGGCATCGACAAGGAGCACGCGATCGGTCTGACCTGCGCCATGTGTGGCTCGACGTTCGTAGAGGAGTACGCGACCGAAAACGCATCGGTGCATCGGCAGGCGCAAGCGATCATCGACCCGACCGTCGTCGTCTGCGAGGCGTGCGCCAGCAAATAGGAAACAGGTACACGAACCCGGAAACCGTGATAGACTGCGGGCGATCACCGCAGCACAACTCGGAGGACAACATGACCGACGAAACCAAGCAGCCCGAGAAGAAGACACCGAAGTTCAAGGAGGGTGACGAGGTGCGCCTCGTGAACCAGTGGTCGCAGCAGTTCGGCAGCGACGGCGTTCGCGCAGTCGTCAAGTCGATCCGGCACGACAAGGACGGCGAGCCGATCTACTTCGTGGACGCCGAGCGCCCGCCGATCCCGGTCCAGACAACCGAGGCCGAACTGAAAATCTGACCCTGCTCCGCACCTCCGCCTATATCGTGGAAAACCAGTATCCGTGCGGGTAAACTGGTAGGGTCATGAACGGACGACCTAGCACCGCCGGGGGCTTTCCCTGGCCCCCGCACCGCCTCTCGGCTGGTCAAGCACCAGCAACGGGACACGACGAACGCCGTCAGGCGATCCGGTCAGACCGGCCCGTCGACGTCCCGGCCTATCCGGTGCGAGCACGCGGCGCAGCGTCGTCGACTACCTGAACGCCAGAGGACACGACATGGAGAAGACCACGATCAGAAAAAGGAAAGAGGTACTGTCAGCGATCATCGCGCAGTACCAGCTGCCACTGCGCGGCACGCACGGCGTGGCGCATTGGGCGAGGGTGCTCGAGCAAGGCATCCGCCTCGCGCACGCCAGCGGCGTCGACGAACGAATCGTCGAGGTGTTCGCGCTACTGCACGACGTCGCCAGGGAACACGAGGACGAGTGCAGCCGCCACGGTCCGCGCGCGACCAAGTTCTTCGCGAAGCACCGCGACCTGTTCCCGTTCAACCCGTCCGACTGGTATGCACTCGTCGCGGCGATGGCGGACCACACCGGAGGCAAGCACGCGGACGATCCGCGCATCGCGGTCTGCTGGGATGCTGACCGCCTCGACTTCTGGCGAATCGGGATCATGCCCGACCCCGCGTACATGACGACAGCGATCGCGAAACGGATCGCGTCGAGCAAGTCGTTCCAGCAGGAGTGCGCCGAGAGGTTCAACCAGCGCGAAGACCAGACGCTCCCCGCGTGGGTTTCCGCGCGGTGGCCAGAACTCGCGGCGGCGTGGGAGTCGGAGGCATGAACGAGCACAGGCAATGTCCGTTCTGCGCGAGGCTGCTCGAGGTCTACGACACGACCGAACCGAAGGCGCGGGCCGTCGGACTCGTGTACCTTCAAATGCGGTGTCCGTCGTGCAACGTCAGGATCGAGGGCGCGGGTGTCGGCATGAAGGAAGCTCTCGAGCAGTTCGACGCCTCGCGCGAGAAGAGAATCGGCACGACGCCCGACCAGTGGAGAATCAAGCCAGGGCGTACGCGCCGGAGGAGGAAGCGATGACCATCGGCCCGATCAAGATCACGAACCCGCAAGACGTCCGCCGCGCTCTCATCGACCGGCAGACGATCGCCAGGTACGAAGACGAGGTGCCGCTGCTCAACTGTCCCGGCTGCGGCTTGCTCGTGCCCGACTTCGACGGCTTCGGCATCGTCGCGCACCTCGACCCCGACGAGTCGGCACAGCTCGAGGACTTTCCGCCCGGCTGTGGCTACTGCACGCACCCGACCGCGGACGGCAACGCAGACGGCAAGATGGTGTGCAACCTCTGTGGCGCACTCGAAGGAACAGAGGAGTGGCAAACCCGCAGGGGGCGTAGGAATCCCAAGTTCTAGGCGGCGCCAGCCGCCGACCAACAAATTTGCGGGCGTTCGCGAGTTCGCGCTCCCGCAGAAAGGACAAGCGTATGTCGACATACGACTGGAGCAGCGAGCACGCACGGCAGCGATACCAGCCGCTCGAAATGGCGGAAGACGTCATCGAGGCAGTGAAGACGCTCGCGGGCCACATGGCGCAACGGCATATCGACGTGGCAGAGGAGCGCGGAGACGAACCGGACGCCGACGAGACACTCAGTTACCGGAACAGCGTCGCCGACGTGCTGATGCTGATAGTCATGTCGCGCTCGTCGCTGGTGACGTCGATGGTCGACTCGGGAGACGTCGCGCTACTGCCCGACAAGCGAGCCGAGTTCAAGCTCGAGGACGGCGCGGACTACTGCGCGGGAAACACCGTAATGATCGGCTGCGACGCGAAGCGGTTGATCGCTCCGACCTACCACGCCGCCAAGGAGTCGCTGACGCGCGTTCTCCGCGTGGGCATGGAGACGGACCCGAAGTCGATGCTCGAGATGCTCGACCCGATCGAGGCGCTCGCGGCGGTGCTTGCTCACAAGGCAGCGGGCGGGTGCGACTGCGACGAGTGCACCGCACGTCGCGAGGCGGCGAAGGCCAAGGCCGACGGAACGATTCACTAAGGAGGCGATCATGGATACGTACTGGTATCTCGACATTCCGAACAGCGGCAAGCGCGTGTTCAACACGAAGGCCGAGGCGAAGAGCAAGTTCTTCTTTTTCACGTTCGAGGAGATCACGCCCGAGCGGTTGCAGGAGCTGTACGACGAGCACGGCGACGACATCGTGTTCAGCGACGCGGCGCTCGAGCGGTTCCTCGGCTGATGCCCGTCGAAGCTCGACACGTCGTGCGGGTCTTGATCTCGCCGGAGACGAGGCGGCTCGCAGAGGCGCAGACCCGCGCGTGCTGCAAGGGTGGCACGTCGAACGTCCGACGTGACGACGAACGCGGCGAGCAGCTCTACACCGACAACCTCGTCGGGCAGCTCGGCATGATCGCGGTGAACCGCTATCTGCGTGGGCATATCGGCGACTACATGGTGAACCAGTTTTACGCGAACCTGTATCGCGGAGCGGGCGACGGCGGCTACGACTTCACCGGGTTGAACCTCGACGTCAAGGCGGCGCGGCTCACTGGTGGATCGCGCGACCTGCTCGACTACAGGCTCGCCGTTCACACGCGGGAGTGGCACGCCGATTGGGTGTACGTGCTCGTCGTCGTCGACCTCGACGGCAACCTCGCGCACATAATCGGGTGGGCCACCGCCGAGGACTTTCCGAACAGCCCGATGCCACCGGACGCCAAGCGCTTCGCGCAGTCGTTCGTGCTCGCCGGGCGAGACTTGAACAGGGTGCCGCCGTTTCGTTGGCGGTGGATACCGAAACCGATTGGAGAGTGAGATGGAAGCAGGGATCTTGAGCATACCGAGCGGGTGCGTGGAGCTGGACAACCCGCCGCCGAGCAACTACAGCGAGCTGGCCGACATCGCGTGGAGGCGCGCGGTGGAGATCACGAAGCTCGACAACGGACACCCGCCGACGGCAGTGTTCCAGACCGACGAGTGCTATCACATGCTGAACCTCGGCAACCTCTACGGGATGGAGAACCACGCGCTCGGCAAGCAGATCGCCGTCGACGTGATCCACCGCTACGCGCACGACGTCAACGCGATCGCGTTCGCGCTCATCAACGAGGCGTGGATACTCGACGTGCGCGGCGACGAGGCGGCGGCGGAGGAGGCCAAGCGGCGCGCAAGAGCAGAAGGACTCGAGCACGCGCCCGGCCGCAAGGAGGTGCTGCTTGTCCACGCGCAGGGGCGAACCGGCGACTGCATTCGCATGGGCGAGATCATCCGCGACCAGTTCGGCAACGTCGTCGAGGTCGCGAAGATGGAGCTGCCCGCTGGCATGACAGCCGAGAGCCGCTTCGACGGCGTGATCACGCGGGGCGAGGCATGAGCAGGCACCAGCTACACGCGAACAAGCTCACCGCCTTCGCGCACTGGCTCGCCGAGCAGGGATGGATCGAGTTCCCCGTTCGCGGCGACTACGAGGTGCTGCGCATGAAGCGCGAGGTGCGCGGCGAGGGGTGGCTCATCGTCCATCGACGTCTGACCGTCGACGTCCGCCACGGTCACGAGCATGGACACCTGACGCTACACGGCGAAAGCGAGCGGTGGTTCCAGAAGTGGATGGCCACAAGGAGGAGCGCGTGAAGCACGAGACACTCGTACAGGCTGCGGCTGCGTGGCTCAAGAAGAACCATCGAGTCGTCGGCACCGAGCTGCAGACCAACGCCAGCGAAACCCCCGACGCGGTCGGGTGGACAGGATGGGGACGCTGCACGGTCGTCGAGTGCAAGACGACGCGCTCGGACTTCTTTGCCAACGCGAACAAGGTGCACGAGCGCGCAGGCAGCGGCGTCGGACACGAGCGGTGGTTCCTGACGCCGCCCGCGCTCGTCGAGAAGTCGGAGGTGCCCGAAGGGTGGGGCTTGCTCGAGTACACGCCGAGCGGTCACTCCCGCGGCTACTACATGAAACGCGTCGTCAAGGCACCGGAGCGGGAACCGAGCAAGGCCGCGCTAGCCGCCGAACGCAAGATGCTCGTCAGCGTCGCAGGCCGATCGCTCGAAGCCGCGTCACGCGTGGCGCATATCGCGCTCGGCGCAGAGCAGGACAACGAGCCGCGCATCGCGCAGCTACTCGCACGCGCAGGCACCAAGATGGCCGAAGCGGTGCAGGCACTCCCCGGCATGACGGACAGTCACGACACCGCCGTCATGGAGGCGTGGGCCGGAATGGTCAACGCGCAGCGCAAGGCGCTCGAGCTCTACGGCGCAGACGAACTCGAGCTGGCCGAGTGGGACGGCGGCGTGTACGGCGAGTGGTTCCGCATGCTCGAGATCGCCAACGAGAAGATCGACACGCTCAACCGACAGGCCGAGGACGACCTCGAGACGGTCGGCTTGCTCGCCGACGTCTGCGACGCGCTGTGGGGAGACGAGGACCGCGCAGCGACTCGCGGCTACGACAACGTGCTCGAGCGCGCGAAGACGCTCTACCGCTTCGCCAAAGAAGCAGCGCGCTGGCGCGGGCGATGTCGCGAACACGATGTCGACATGGGCCACAAGCCGCGCCAGTTCTCCGACCTCGAAGAGTGGGACATGATCGAGAAGGCAGCGCGCCAAGCACTCGACGAGGACAAATGACCAACGCATCGACAGAGCTGACCGCCGCGTTCCTGACAGTCGACGGCTGGTGCGAGGCAGTACGGAGCGCGATCGACATCGGCTGCGAGGCCGGGTGCAGCGCGTGCTGCACGATCCTCGTCAGCGTCACTCTACCTGAGGCGATGGCGCTCCTCGAGAACGAGCAAGGGCGCAAGGCGTTCGACCGGCACCGCGACAGCGTGGAGGAGTCGGCGCGGCTGTTCTTCGAGCGACACCCGCAGACGAAAGTCAAGCCGTGGGCCGCGCGCAAGCAGCCGTGTCCGTTCCTCGAGGGCGACAGGTGCAGCGTCTACCGCTCGCGCCCGATCAACTGCCGCACGCACCTCGCCATCGAGAAGTGCCGACCGTTTCAAGACGGCAACGGCTACGTCGACGCGAGGGAGATTCAGCACGTCGGCTATCGACTCGCCGTGAACGCGGCGGCGCGGATCGGCGTGCCGTTCGTGGTCGGCCCGATGCACCCGATGCTCGTCATCGCAGACGAGATCATGACCGCTGGACTCGACGCCGCGCGCAAGCGCTTCGGTGACGACATGCTCTCGCCGCTACAGGCGGCGGTGTTCTGGGGATGGTGCGAGAGGTAGGCGGCGCAATGGGCGAACCGACACACGTTCGCGACCTCGTGCTGCCCGTGCTCGCAGAGATCGCGGAAACCGCGATGAGGCGTGATCGATACGAGGTCGCGTCGATGACAAAGGAAGAGATCCCGGCAGACGGATCGGGTAACATGGACGAACACATGGACACGCGAACCCGCAAACCCGCACCCCGCAAGGGTTTCAGCAACTCGTAACGAACCGCTGCGCGGCGCTCGCCGCGACGGTGTCGTCGTGTCTGTCGGTTCGGCCGGATCGACAACAGCAGGAGGCCGCACCATGAGTGACAATCCAGCCGTCGGCGCATTCGTCGACTACTTGCTCGCCGCTTGGGCCGACAGGGGATTCAAGCCGCAGGGCGACGAGAGAGCCGCAACCCGCGCGCACCTCGTCGAGATGTTCGAGCTGCTCGCCACCGGCGAGGCGTCGGTGCTCGCAACGATCTACACCGAGGACGGCAGCGACAAGCTGAAGTCTGACTACTTCGGCGCAATGGGGCAGGAGCGGATCGTCGACATGCTCCGCGTCATTCCGACCGTCGCCGCCAACCTCGCAGCTGGCGCTCGACGCATCGCGCCGCGAGAGCTGGCCGCGCACCTCGCGACCATGCGCGGCGCAGGTCCGATGGTCGCATCGCAAGTCGCAGACGAGCAACCGCGTCGCGGGAAAGACAGAGAGGACGCGGGTTTGCCGACCGACAACGTCACGCCGCTTCGGAAACCCGCGCCACAAGTGGGCGAGAGCGGGTCAAGAAAAAACGACGAGGGGAGCAAGCGAACCCCGGCGACCGGGAACAAAAACAACGGCGAACTGCCTAACTAGCGGAAAACACTGTAGAAAAAGATGCCTCCGAAACCCGAAAAACTGTTGCGAATCGACCGGATAAATCCGATGATCAAAGCATGGTTAGGGTTTCAACAAACAACGGAGGCAACAAGATGGACACCAGCAAGACCAAGGGATTCGAGATCGTCACCGCCGAGGGCGCATTCCACACCAGCACGACGCCCGTCAGCAAGATGGCCGAGCTGCTCTCGCTCATGGCCAGCGACCGCACGTTCGTCGTCTGCGAGTTCGACGACGGATGCTTCGACGTGTACGCCGACCTCAACGACTGCCGCCAGCAGAACGACATGGATGGCGACTTCGACGTGCTCGCCAGCGGGTGCGCCTCGCTGTGGGATGTCAAGGCGTTCGGCGGCGAGCTGCTCGACGCGCTCATGGCACTGTTCGAGGGCGAGCTGGCCCCCGAGGCGACGACCGTCTGGAGCGACGAGGCCGCTCAGAAGTACGCCGCGCTCGAGATGCGGGGGGTGTGCTGATGTCCCGCCGCCGCTCACTGACCGCCGTTCAGGTCCGCGCCATCCGTCGCATGTACGAGAACCGCATGAGCATCGCGGCGATCTCCGAGTCGCTCGGCATCGCCCGATCGACGGTGCAGGAGGTCGCGAGCTGGAAGACCTACACCGACGTTCGCACGCCGGGCGTCGTTCCCTTCGAGCCGCGCAGCGGCAAGCTCATGGCGTACAAGCCGACCAACATGACCGGAGTCTTCGTCGCTGTCCCGCTCCCCGTCGACGTCGACCGCGCCCGCGCCTCTCGCTAGCTCAACCCCGCACAACACAAACGGCGACCGCAACCGCGGCCGTCGTCCATTTGGTGGCAGCATGACCCGTGGTGAAGCTGCCCTGTTCTTCTACCCGTTCGCGCTGGCAGCGCTCGTCGCTCTGCTCTCGCGCGGATGCTTCGCTGTCTTCGGACAAGAGGAGGAGCCATGTCAGACTGGACCGTCGTCATCGAATCGCAACGCTTCAACGCAGAAGGCGAGCGGACAGCTCCACGAGTCGTCGAGTACGACGGACCAGAAGACCGACAGCAGGAGGCGATCGCCAAGGCGCTCGAGCAGTGGCACGACGAACAGCAGCAGCAATGCGTCTAGTCATTGAGCGCGCCGCCGGGTGGTGGTAGCATCGAACCTCAAAGGAGGGAAACGACATGGCAGCGGCAATCAAAATCGAAGGCGTGAACGGCGTCGTTCAAACACTCGTTGGCGCACCGCCGATGCAGTCGATCATCGACGACGAAGACGCGAGGCAGGTGCGTCGCAATCTCACGCGCGGTGACGCGATCAACTTGACCGGGTGTCGCATCGACAACTCGGAGAACCCCGAGACGATGGCGTACATCAAGTTCTACGACAAGGACGATCCCGACGTCGGCGTCACGCCGCCGGTGGTGGTGCTGCGCGCCAAGCCAGGCACGATCACGGAGATCACGGTGCGTGCGAAGCTCCCGTACCTTTCGTACGTCGTCCACGCGGAGCCGGGCAAAGGCGGCACCGACTCGTGTCCGAACCCCGTCCGCGTCACGTACGGGATTTACCCGGCGTAGGAGAAGGAGATGGCTGGCATGGCAACTTTCAGTCAAGGAACAGGAGGCCAGCGTTGGCCGTTCGACACAATGCTGACCGGCTTCGAGGTCGGCGGCATCGTCTACGCCGACGTATTCAATCAACCCGTCGAGCTGACGCAAGCGATCGCCGTGTCCGAGGACAGGGGCATGGGCGACACTACCGCGTACATTTTCGTGTACGACGAGGGTGACATCGAAGTCGGAGTCGACCCGCCCGAGATGGTGATCCCCGTCCCGGTCGGCATCGACCCGAACCTGTCGGTGCTTTCCGGTTTCTTCGTCGTCGAGGACGGCGTGCCGGGCCAGCTCTGGAACGAGCCGACCTTCGCGGTGAACGCGGTGCCGGACGAAAACACCAGGCAGCTGTCGATCCCCGAAGGCCCCGTGTACATCGGTCTGACAGGCGTGAAGCCCACCGAATAGAACATGCAGGGGGTGATCGACATCGCGGACGCGCGCGGCGCGTCGTTCTCGCCGTGCCGTCGCTGGCGCTACGATCTGTGGCGGGTGTGGGATCGCGGCAAGCCGACGATCGCATTCGTCGCACTCAACCCGTCCACCGCCGACGAGAAGAAGAACGACCCGACCATCCGTAGGTGTCTCCGCTTCGCACGCGAGTGGGGATACGGAACGATGCACATGCTCAACGCGTTCGGCTATCGCGCCACCGACCCGCGAGACATGAAGGCAGCGGACGACCCGGTCGGCCCCGGCAACGACGAGGCGATCCTCGACACGGCGAGCCGCGCCGACTTCGTCGTCGTTGCGTGGGGAGTTCACGGCACGCACCGACAGCGCGACGAGCAGCTTCGAGAGCTACTCGAGGACGTCGACCTGTGGTGCCTCGGGACAACGAAAGCGGGACAGCCGCGCCACCCGCTGTTCATGCGGGCGAGCACGCAACCCGTCCCGTACAGGTAGGAGGAGCAGATGAAGGCACTGACACTTTGGCGACCGTGGGATCAAGCGATCGTTCACGGCAGCAAGCGGATCGAAAACAGGCCGTGGGCGCTGTACCCGAACATGGTCGGCAAGCCGATCGCTATTCACGCGGGCAAGCGCTACGACGACGACGGGGCGATCTCGATGCAACTGAGCAAGCTCTACGCGCCGCCACCGCCAGCCGACTCGCCGCTCGGCATCGTCGGCGTCATGGTCGTCGGCAGTGTCGTGAACGAAAGCGACCCGCGCGCCGACCGCAACGTCCTCGAGAGCGCGTGGTTCAACGGCCCGTTCGGTTGGGTGCTGACGGAGGTCGCGGCACTCGACGAACCGATCCCGGTCAGCGGCAAGCAGGGACTCTGGACGCTGCCGCCCGACGTGGAGCAGCGCGTGCTCGAGCAGCTGCCGAGGTTCAGGGGGCGATAGGTGGCACGACGCGCCACAGTCGCGAAGCTGCTCGAGGGTGGTCCGTTCCGCTGCAAGCTCGTCAACCCCGACGCCGACGTCGAGGTGCTGTCGATCTCCGAGGCGGGCGTCAAGGTCCAGACCGAGGCGTTCGGCCGACAGTTCGTGACACTGGTCAAGGTCGGCGGGTTGCGATGCACGCTGCCACCGAAGCCGCCGTCACCGGCGACCGTGTGGGTGAAGCAGCAGCTCGCGCAGCGCGACATGACCTACGACGATCTGTACGAGGCAGCGACACCGCGCATCAAGACGTCGGTCGCTTCCGTGCTCGCGCACCTCTCGCGGGAGAACGACCTCGTCGCCGTCGGGTCCGAGAAGAAGAAGAAGGGGCGGCGCTGGCGCACGTACCGCGTCTGGAGCCTCGCCAAGAAGGAGAAGCCATGAACGACGAAAAGAGCAAACCGACCGAGCCGCTATCAATCGACGACATCGATGTCGACGGCGAGATCGTCTGCCCGAAGTGCGGGCAGACCGAACGCTTCAAGGAGCACCAGACCGTCGGCGAGACGCAGTATCTTCGCTGGGACGAAAGCGGCGGCTGCTACAACTACGAGGAGACAGAGCACGGCGAGGTGATCGAGGCAGAGGAGATCGCCTGCGCGGACTGTGGCGCAACCGTCGCCGTGAACAACGACACGCTCGCCGACCGCCTCAACCGCCACGCCGAGCATCGGCTCGAGGCGGAGCGGCGCGCGACGGCGGCGCTCGTCTACCTCGCGGGGAAGATCAGCACGAGCGACAAGGGATCGGCCGAGTGGATTCGCGAAGCGATCTACAGCGCCGACAAGGTGCTCGCGCAGCTGCTCGAGGCTGCTCGGCTCAACGGCATCGACGGAGAGGTGATCGCCGAGCCGACCGAACCGGCGACGGTCTTCGACGTCGACGTACTGAACCGCGTCATCGAGGAGAACGACAAGCTGCGCGCGCTCGTCAAGTCGAAAGAGGACGACCTCGCGGCGTTCGAGCAGCGCTACAACAAGACGCTCGGAGTCGAGAACGTCAACGGCATCCGGCTGGCGGCATCGATCAGGCACGCCGTCGACGTGCTAAACCGCGCCATGCGTGCAGATCCCGACGCGGTGGCCGAGCTCGTGAACGCGCGCGTGCCATGCAACCTCTCGCTCGCGAAAGACCCGACGATCCAAGTCGCCGCCGACGGCGACGGTGGCACGTACCGCGTCGGCCTACTCGGGATCGTCAACGGGATCTTTGGCATCGACGGCGACGGGTGGGGACCGATCACGGCGAAGTTCGACGACCGCGGCAAGCTCGAAGAGTTCTTCGACAACGGGAGGCGATGATGCGAGACGACCTCGAGCCGACCGGAGACTGCTACGCAGCGGCAGGCGAGTACCTGCGCGAGCAGTCGGTGCTCGGCCGAACCGACATCGTCCTCGTGCATGGCCGTCCGACCTTACAGCGCCCGCCCTTCGTCAAGTACGGCCACGCCTGGATCGAGTTCACGCAGGATCTGTCGGCGATGTTCGCGCCGCACGAGGCGGCCAAGCTCGAGCTGTGCATGGACGTGGAGCGCGAGACGATCCTACCGAAGCAGCTGTTCTACATGCTCGGCAAGATCGATCCCGCCGAGTGCTTCCGCTACACGTTCCACGACCTGCGCTCGTGGGTAACGATGACCGGGCATTGGGGACCGTGGGAAGGCCCCGAGGCCGTCGGCGCGATCGAGGAGCAGCTGTGAGCGACAACGGACGACCAGCGCTCGACGGGTGGACCTGTCGTCAATGCGGCCGGTGCTGCGCGCATCCAGGCATGGAGATCGGGCCGCTATTCCGAGACGAGGACAAGGGTCAGCGATTCGACACAACGGGAGAGGGCGACAACCGCTACCTTCGCCGCATCGAGGTGTCGGAGGATTGGCACCCGTGCGTGTACCTCGGACCGGACAACCGATGCACGCGCTACGACGACCGGCCGCTCATCTGTCAGGAGTGGACGTGCCACGAGGACGACCTTCGTTGGCGCTACGCGGATTCGCCAGGGATGTTGCAGACGGCTCTCGAGCTATTCGCAGACAAGAAGGAGAAGGTCGCATGACCGACCCGCTCGACGAAATGATCGACGCAGGCACCGAAGCGATCCTCGCGGGCGTGCGCGGAGACAAGGAGGCGTACAAGCGCCACATCGAACGCGGGAGAGCCGCGTACCGCGCGGCCAAGCACGCCAACATCGAACGGGTGGCCGAGGCACTCGAGCGAGCGACGGAGACGGACAGGCGGCAGCGGCGCAAGCCGAAGCGCCCCGATAAGCCGCTGACTCAAAGCATGGGCGATCTGCTCAGAGCGGCAGGCGTCACGAAGGTGGAGGGTTGAAGATGCAGGAGAAGAAGCGACCGCTCAAGGTCTACACCGTGATCGACAAGCCGGGACAGCCGAAGGGGATCTGGTTGGAGATCGGCGTGGCGAGCAGGAACAGGGACGGCACCGTCAGCGCCAAGCTCGACGTGCTGCCGGTCAACGGGACGATCCAGATCAAGGAGGCCGACGATGCCTCGAGCTGACTGGAGCCTCGTCAAGCTCGACTCGTACGTCAAGTTCGACGGGCGCGACTGGAGGGTGGCCGAGTTCCTCGAGGAGCCGAACACGGGCCTCGCTCGTCTCGTTGAGCTGATAGGCGTCGACGAGGTGGTATCGCGTAGCGTCGTTGTACCCGTGGGCTTGCTCGCCGAGCTGGTCGACGCACGCGACGACGCGAGGATGCTACGAGCCAAGCTCGCGGCACACGAGGAGCAGCTCGACGCCGTGTGGAACGAGGTCAACAGCTGGAATGAGCTGTTCGACACAGAGGACGAGGGCGCGAAGGTGGCGCAACGAATCTTCGAGCTGATGACGAACCCGCCCGACACGGTCGAGCGACTGACCTCCGCGCTCAACGCTCACGCGACGGCGCTCGCCAGCATCGAGCAGGCGGCACGCACACGCGGGTGGAACGAGGAGGTGAACACGCCGCCGTGGTCGTGGCTCGTCGATCGCCTAGTCGACGCGGAGGAGGACGCGAAGAAGCTGGCGAACGAGCTGATCGAGCAGATCAACAACGAGACGGTTGCGGAGAGTGACGACGCAAGTAATGGGGCCGATCGCGGTTGAATTGTCAACCGTCCAGACCCGACGGCCCGACACGCGTACAAGCCTCGAACGGGAACCTTGACACGTACTCGCTGACCCGTACAGACTGTACGCGATATGTCCGTACGCGGGAGGGTGCGAGAAGCACGACTCGAAATCAGGTTGACCGAGCAGGAGAAGCAGTTGCTACGACAAGCCGCCAACGACCGAGGAACGACAGTCGCCGAGTTCGTCCGAGAGACGCTACTCATGCGGGCGAGAGGCGACGACGAGTGGGCGCGAAGCATGGTGCTCGACGCGCTCACGGAGGCGCTGGCGGAATGACCAAAGCAACGAACAACGGACGCAAGCCCGCCAAGAAGAGCAAGACCAAAGCCGCGCCGAAGAAATCGCCAGCTCCCGCCAAGCGCAAGGCCAAGCCGAAGAAGGCCAAGCAGCCGCCCCGCATCGCGCCGTCGACCTACAACGCGATGTACCAAGCGTACAAGGAGCGGCAGTCTGTCGCCCACGTCGCCAGGGCAGCGGGGGTGAGCTACGACACCGCGACACACTACGTCACCGGACCCGGCGCGCCAGACTTCGCGATGGAGCCGATCCGTACGCGGTTCCTACGAGCGGAGCGCTCACGCCAGCAAGAAGAAGACATGACCGCGGCGAAGGCGGCGAAGATGCGGCTCAAGCTCGTCGACGCGATCCTCAACCTCGCAGAGGGCGAGGGCGTGCTTCTGCAAGACGACTTGAAGGCGCGTGTCGACGACTACCGCGCGCGACTCGAGGAGTGGAAGAAGGAGAACCCGGCAACGCGCGGCGACCCGCCGACAGCGCCGGTGAAGCTCGGACTCGGCTCGCTCGGCAAGCTCGTCGACCGGATGGTGCGAACGGAGCAGTTCCTGCGCGGCGGATACGACTCGAAGATCGGAGTGGCCGACGCGACTGGCCGCTTCGCGAACTACACCGACGAGGAGCTGCTGCAGCATGCTCTGACCGGGCGCGTGCCGGATCACGACCGCTCGGCGAACAACGCCGGAAACGGCGACAGGTAGCAGACGATCGCGGGACCGACCCCGCATCGTTTAGCAGGTAAGGGGTTGAAGATGCAGACAATTTCTAAACGGTTTACGTTCGAGGCTTCACACCGTTTGCGGTATCACGAGGGCGCGTGCCGCAACCTACACGGCCACAGCTACGCGCTGACCGTCCACGTCGCGGGCGACCGCAAGACCAGTGGGCCAGCGACCGGCATGCTCGTCGACTTCAAGCAGTTGAAGCAGGCCGTCGAGGGCGTGTTGTTCAGGGGCGAGCTGTACGACGGCGACAGGCTCGTCGACACGACGCCGTTCGACCACGCCGTCATGCTGCACGAGGACGACGAGCTGTGTGAGCTGCTCAAGGAGCGCGCGCTTGCCCGCCCCGGCGACGACGGGAACGCTCACAGCTTCAAGCTGCGCGTCATCCCGATGACAGAGGAGCCGACCGCCGAGTACATGGCGGGGCTGTTCGCTGGGCTGGTGCAGAAGAACCTCGACGGACTCGGCGCGGACGTCGACGTGGTGCGCATCGACCTCTACGAGACGGAGACGAGCTGCGCGACGTGGGAAGCCGAGGAGCCGTACGTCTACGAGGACGAGGGGCCGGACCTCGACGAGGCGCTCGCTGGCAAGCCGACGCACGAGCTGCTGAACCTCGCACGGAACGTGCTCAAGCACGCGCGCGACCATCGGCTCAACGACGACGACACGAACGAAGCGTTCGACACGATCCTCGACATGATCAACGACCTCGACGACGGCATCGACCAGCAGGACGCGGAAGACGCGGCCAAGTGCGAAGATCGTTCGGGCGACTCGGATGGATCGCCGGGACAGGAGGACACCGAGCCGAACGACTGA